GCGCCTGCCATTCGCGGAGGCTGAGCCGCCAGAATTCAGACGGTGAAATCCCGAGCCGCAGCCCAGCCTGCAAAAGTGCGGGCCAAACATCTGCGTCTTTGCGCCGTCTCATGCTGAGGCATCCCGGAAACAGGCCAGCACAGCCGCAATGGCTGAGGCAGGATGTACCGACATGCCTGGCAGAGCCTCAGCCGCCGCTGTCTCTCCGCCGCCACGTAACAGAGCGGCAAGAACCAGTTGCAGGTCCTTCGCCGAAACCCGCTTCAGTCGGGCAGACAGATCCTTGAGACTTTCACAGCCCAGCGCCGCTTCAATCTCTGCAAGTGCGCCGAGCGTCAGGCACAGCTTTCTTGTCTCGCCCCCGATATCGAGTGCGACCTCTCCGCGTTGCGGGTTCATGCTTGTCTCCTAATACTTAGCTTCTGTGGCTCGCCTTCGGCGCGCGCTTAGCGCCCGAACGCAAAACGGACCGTGTCCGAGCAAAAAATCAGATTTCCGCCACGCTCACTTCGCCTGCGCTTTCCAGCGTGATGGAAAACAAGGCTTCACCGTCGAAATCGCCACTATAAGTCAGCTGAGAAATCAGAAACGGGCCGGTCATCTCGGCGAAGTCTGGGACGCAGAGCTTCCAGTTCACGGCATCGCGGCTCATGAAGATGTTCCGCATGCGCGCATCGGACGTTTCGTCGCGAAACACACCTGAGCCTGTCACGCGTATGGATTTGACACCGGCGCCTGCCAGCAATTCACGCCAGCCACCGGCACTTCCCGCATGTGTGGCATCCACCAGACCCGCATTCAGCGCGATTGATTTGGCGCGCATTCCCGCAACGGAAATAAAATTTCCAGGCGTCACACCATCTTCGAGTTTAATCAGCACATCCTGACCGGCTTGTATCGACATTTCTCACCTCATTTTGTTCAATAAAAACAGCACCCTCGAAAACTTTTCAGTTTTTTTGTGCTTTTTTCTGCATTTCTCAGGAACCCCATCCGGGTTCGCGTGTTCTCATCAATGTCCTCATGGACTTTCCCCGACTAAGCGGAAGCCCGATCCGCTAAAAAAAACCCGCTGGAGCCTCCCCCGACACACCTCCAGCGGGTTTTTTGCATCTCAGCCCAACACCTCGGAAAGCGCGCGCAGGCGGATCAGCCCGCGAAACGTTGTGCCATCGCTGCGCAGAAACACATCGGAATAGACCGGATAGAAGAGAACGATCTTCAGTCCGTCTGGTGAAATGTCCGCAGTGCGAAGCGTCTCTCCGACCAGTGAAACGAGCCGGTTCGCTTCCTCCCGTCCCCCAGATCTGGAATACACCTCTACGCTCAACCGATGTTCGATCAGCGCGCCAGCAGCTGGCGCTTCAGGCCGGATTTCATGCCTGTCGAGCCGCAGAAAGGGAAACGCCGCGCGGGTTTCATCTGCCCCCATCAGCCGTACCGGCGTGCCAAACGCTTCCTGCAGGGAAGATGCGGCCAGAACTACGCGACGGACCTCTGCTTCCAGAGCAATAAGCGCGCTCATATTCGCATCTCCCGCCATGGCTGGAGCAATGCCTTTAGCCGGTCCTGAAGTGCATCTTCGGCACGCCAGTCAGTGGCGTTGCGATATTCAAAGGCATGAGCCGTCACCAGCTTCACAGCCTCGACCAGATCCTCCGGCACATCCGCGCTGTCGCCGAACCCCGCCACCCAGTCGATTTCAATCCGCTCGTGCACGCTGCGCGGCCAGGCCCAGGCACCAAAGGGCTGAGGGGTCAGACGCGGGCAAAGACCAGCTGTCAGCTCAAACCTGTCGGTTGCGTCTTCGCTCACCTCACCATCTCTTAGCCGCACGGCGACAAGACTTGCAGCCGGCGCACGGGGGAGACGAAACGCCTCGCGCTCCAGAACGCCCAGCGGCCAGTCTGTCAGCGTGAGCCGCAAGGTTCGAGTAACAAGTGCAAGGCCCGTCTCAGCCTCCACACGTGCCCGGGCCGCTGCAATCAACTGACCAAGCAGAGCATCTTCATGATCGCTTCCGACACGGGCGAACAGCTTTGCATCGGCAAGACTCAAGGGTTCACCGCTGGGCGGCGTCAGGGTTTGTAGGTTCATTTTATTGGTCTTTTCAGTGTGCTCGAACGCGGAGCCTTCCCCGGATTAGTCGGGGTTCGGACATTTTGCGCCTTGGCGAAGAACAAGGCCGAGCATAATCAGAGAAAGCTCCCCTCTCCCTCGAGGGAGAGGGGCTGGGGGGTGAGGGTGAATTGCCTCAAGGGGGTGAGGGTGAATTGCCTCAAGGGATCATTTCGAGACGTTTGGCTTTGCCCCCCTCATCCCAAACCCTTCTCCCCCAAGGGGCGAAGGGCTTTCCCTAACTCTCACTCATCTTCATCAGCTTGATCGCATCGAAGTTCTGAATGCCGCCGCCGACGCGCTTGGTCGTGTAGAACAGGACATACGGTTTGGCCGAATACGGATCGCGCAACACACGCGCGCCCCGACGATCGACAATCAGATAGCCTTTGCGGAAATCGCCAAACGCAATCGGTGTCGCATCCGCCGCCACATCCGGCATCTCTTCCATCTCAGTAATCGGGAAGCCGAGCAGGCTCGACGCTTCACCACCGAGGCCCGGCGCGAAGATATAGCGGCCATCGCCATCCTTCACCTTGCGCAGCGCCGATAGTGTCCGACGGTTCATCACGAAGCGCGCATTGCTGCGGAAACCCGGTTTCAGCGCGTAGATCAGATCGAGCAGTCGCTCGACCTCTTCACCGCTTGCGAAAGCGCCGGCCCCGCCGGATGCAATATAGCCGACCTGATTCCAGGCATGGCTCGCATCGGCGACCTCTGTGTATGACAGGAACCCCTTAGGCTGGTTCGTCCCCGTGCCGCTGACGAAGGCCGTATTCTCCTGAACAGAGAAGGCATCCTGCACCTCATCGGCCAGCCACTCGTCGATATCGACATAGGAATCATCGAGCAGCGCCTGCGTTGCAGCAGGCATGGCGTAGAGCTCTGCCGCCGGGAAATCGAGCAGAGACAAAGTCGGCGCTGTTGTTTCATTCCGCGCGCCTTCCTCAGCGGCCCAGGCCGCGCTCGCGCCGAGGCTGACCGGCTTTTTGAAGCTGCCAACGCTGGTCTGGCGCACGGTTGAGATTTGGCGCATCGGGCTTGCTGCCAGAAGTCGCGCCTCAATCAATCGGTCGAGCTGCGGCGGCGCCACATAGCCGCCTTCGCTGTCTGAACCCATATTCAGCGACTTGGTGTCCAGCCGCGACACGCCGCGCTCATCGCCAGAACGCAGATAGGCGCTCCAGCCTTGCGACGCTGGGTCCTCAGCCTCGCGCTCCACCGGCGCTGCCGCTTTCATAGCGAGCCGGTTGAGCGCAGATTTGGTCTCCGCCAGAGACCGATCAATCCGGCCGACCTTTTCGTCCAGCAGCACATCTGCCGTCTTGGCTTCAATCGCGGCCATGCGTTCGTCATTCGCCGCCTTGAACGCCTCAAACTCGGCCAGCAATTGCGCCTCGAGGTTTGAGGTTTCCGGGGTCTGTTTGGTTTCCATTTTGTATCCTTTCTATTTCATCTTGCTCGGCTTTGCGGTTCGCCTCTGGCTCACCCCGCCTGCGCAGTCGCTTGTCGGCGGCTCAACATCTCCGCTGGGAATGCCCCTCTCCCTCGAGGGAGAGGGGGTTGGGGTGAGGGTGTAATTTTTTAAGGAGCGGCTGATTTTCGTTCCGCTTCGCCCCCTCATCCCAAACCCTTCTCCCCAAGGGGCGAAGGGCTTTTTGCTCAGCCCCAACCACCCGAAACCGGGCCGATTTTGCCATGGGATTCTCAACCAGCGACACTTCCACCAACTCGACTTCAAGAAGGTCTCGTCCGCCATCAGGGCGGTGCCGCCAGCGCATCGGACGAAAGCCAATCGACAGTCCGTTCACGCCCGTTCCGATGCCTTTCAGGGCAAGCCGGCCATAGGGTTTTCCGCCATCCACCAGCCCGCGCACTTCCAGCCCGCGCCCCGTTTCACGAACACTCGTCCAGACACCGGCGAGGCTTCCCGGGCGGTGTCGCCACAGCATGGGCACCGATCCAGCGCGGCGAAGGCTGTCAGCAAAGGCGCCAGGCCGGACCCGGTCGCCGGAACT